GGGAGACATTCACCACTTGGGGCACACACGCCCACCTTTTCATTTTTCCAGTACTTAATTGCATCGACTATTCGGCCGATGCCGGACAAGTCGCTTACGATCATTGGTGGATCATCGTAAACGGAATCCGCGCGTAATGCTTCTTTTCTTTTGTTCTCCCAGGCCGAGGCGAAGCAAGACAAGATAGTCTCTTCCCCGACTGGTTTTTTTGGCTGGAGCAGTTTATATATTTTTCTGCCTGGTAACCGCTCCCCGGGCTCGGCCTTGATCTCTTTCCTTTGTTCAGTTAACCTTCTTTTCTCGGTGGCTAACTGCGACCAACGCCTCTCGTCCCGGGCCCTATTGACCTCACGGGTCAACACCTCAACTTCTTCCTCGCGCGAAAGTCCGTAACCTTCGGGCAAAGGCACGACGGGGAATAGGTTGGTGAGTTCTGGCACCCTCGAAGCAGGCTGCGCGCAGACGGCATGCTTTAGTCTTGAGGATGAGAGAATTTGGTTGACCAAAAGGCCAGGAAGGCGATGCGCTGTTTTTATTTTCTGTCGAGCCAGTCTCGACGCGTTAGCCAGCACTACCATCCTGAAACCCCTCGGTGTAACTGAGGCTTCTCTCGCGAATCCCAAGACGTCACACACGTCTTCGCCCATCCAAAGGGCACTCACATTCGTTTTCTTTTCCTCAACGCAGTTCTTGAATACGGTGGAATTGATTTCTCCGTATTCAGGGCTGGACATTGTCTTTTCCTTGTTCACGACGAGGCCTACTTCCGATCCTTCGGCCTCAATCGCGTCGACTAATCCGCCACTACTGACGTCTCGGGTGAGTAAATCATCGCCGTTAATTAAACAGCGATGACCAGTCCATTCCTTGAACTGGATTTGCCCACTTTCCAAGAGGCGAGTTAAGGCCAGGTCGACGACGGTCTTGTTAACGAGGCATAGCAGTGGGAAGCTCATCAAGCTCCCCATAGGCTGCCCGCTCTCGGCAATTGACCCGTCAAGGCTCAAACACCCGAGGGTATCCAAGCAGGCCACTTCGTCGTCGCTCAACCCCACACTCTTTTGTTTTAGAACCTCTAGCATGGCACGGACGTACTTCAGCTTAATATTGTCAGTCGCTGAAGAATAGTCAAAGCTGAGCCAATTTTGGCCAGCCGTGCCATCCCTGACGCGTTCAAGCCTCTCACAGGTTGGGCTACCTACAAGAAGCCATCCCTTCCGTTTGAGGACGGAGTAGAGCCTGTCATGGAGTGGCTTAAGGACCTCCGAATTGAAACTCGAGTACAGAGTAACAATACGAGGCTTGCCGGCTGAGTGCACCAATTTCACACTCGGCTCCATGTCAAACTCCTGGCGGTTCCAGTTACCGCCCTCCCTCCTCGAAAAGGAATTCGTCGCGTGTCCGTTCGGGACAAAACAGACCCGCTCCTTCCCTTTGTCCCAGCCTTGCGGCACGTTCCTGGCGAACGCTGCCTTGAATTTTTCAAGATGCTGCTGGTCTACATCTTGCGGCCGGCGCCTAGCCTCTTTCCAATCCTCCAACTGCTTATCCTGCAGGCCTTCGCAGAACAAACATGGTTGTACCTCGGCTTTAGCCGAGGACTTGATGGAGAGCTCTTGAGCAACGGTAAGCTCATGAGCGAACATTGACCTAACCTGTCTGCGGAGGCTACCGCACACAAAGCTAGAAGTTGGAGGTAACGGATGAACCGTCTTTAGCCGTTGATCGGTCTTTAGAAGTTTCACAATGGCACGCGCCTTCCTCCTCAGCTCTTTCGACCGGGCGCATTCGGTCGGAGCCTCGATGGAAAGGGGTCCGTGGCACAAAGGTCCGTCATCGTCAACGGACAGGCGTTCGATCGCCGTGCACACGACATCCCAGTGATCATACGAGAGACGCTTGTCGTACAAACGGTCCCTAAAGTGATGAGCCCCCCGGTAGGGGAAATCAACGTAGGTACCGTATTCGACTCGTTCCTTGACGACCGAGATCTCTTTCCCTTTGTTTTTCCATTTAGAACGTCTGATGGGCCGAGCATATCGGTCCCACGGTTCAAGGACGGGGTCACCCTTTTTCTTCCCTTTGTCTTTCCTTTTCTGCAACCGCCGGATAAGGCGTGGAATGGCGGTGCAGGGCTCGGGGTCAAGCCAAAACGGCGGGCGTAGTTTTTCCGGCAGGCGCGCCCTCAGTCGCCTTGCCAAGACTTCGTTTTTCGTTTTTCGGCGCTGAAGTCCTTTGAGCGCCTCCTCCTCCCACCCTACATCGCAATGGTGTTTGACTGTCATCGCGATCTGATTACCCCACATTCTTTTAGTTGGAGGCGGGGCCGTCCCAACGAGTTTCCTTTGTTCACCATCCCTCCCACTCACCCTCGCGACGGACACAGAGACGTACACTGCAGGAGTGACATTCTATGGGCCGGCCATTTAAGGTCGATCAAACCCGGCGAATCGTATCACTGCGCACGCATGTGAATCCTCAGCCTCCCGGCTAGCCTCTCGGCCTGCCACGAAGCATCGGACACGTGTCGCTTGGGGGTGGTATTTTCATTGTCGGGATGTTGTTGACCAACGTGGAAGTCCAACTACGCCGTTGTACCGTGGCGGTGTGTGCACTTGCGCTCTGGCGCATCCACATCGGAAAGCGAACATCGGTTAGGGTTCACTCCCCCCGACTTTTTACTGAGGGCGGGTCCCTCGGGCTATATGTGGCCACCACAGATGAAGTCCCTCCTACTTCACCCAATGAGAATCACCCTAGCGGTACTCTCAGCTCACGCACTGGCGGTAAAACCAGAACTCACGGGGAGGACCGTGCAAAGAACCTCGAGGCACCACCTAGG